CTTTTGACAAAGGGATTCTTGCTGCGTAGAAAGGTTTTACTTCTACACTGGATCCATCTTTAAGTTTTATTAAAGATACACCCGCTTTTTGCATTAAGTTTGGAATAGTTTGCTCAGAGAGAGTAGTTTCTGTATCTTTGAACTTTTTTAATTGTTCGTCGATCTTAGCTATCTGCTTCTGAGTTTCCAATAACTTATTGCAAGATTGTGCAATGTCCAGGGACATTGCAGTGTCGACCGTTATGGCCGATTCTGCTTCTAAGTCCATAAGAACCTCCTTGAACCTTATAAATTAAAGTTTTGATTATTGCAATTAAAAAGTTTAAAATTCAAAAAAATGTATCAATATAAAACGACGCCTTTTGAGCATCAAAGAGTGGCGCTCAATAAGGGCGGACTTTTAACTAATTTTGCTTATTTTATGGAAATGGGTACGGGTAAGACAAAAGTAGTTATTGATAATGCAGCTTATTTATATCAACAAAAAGAAATTAAAGAAGTCATTGTTATTGCGCCTAATTCCGTTTATCGGAATTGGCTTGCCGAAATTTCGACACATTCTCCAATCACTCCTTATACGTGGGTATGGAAAGTAGATAAACAAAAAGCTTTAGATAAAGCGGCTAAAAGTAATGATTTAATTTATATTTTAGTCAATGTGGAGGCCATGTCGCATCGCTCGGGCTGGAAATGGTTAGAAGAAAGATTACGTTTAAACGGATCTAAGACTCTGCTGATTCTTGATGAATCGACCACAATAAAAAACCCAGGAGCAATAAGAACAAAACACCTTTGCCGATTAGGCCGATTAGCCAAATACCGCCGCATATTAACAGGATCGCCAGTAACAAAATCTCCATTAGATCTTTTTACACAATGTGGCTTCTTAAGTAAAGAATTATTGGGGTTTGAGTCTTATTACACCTTCAGGGCTAGATATGCGGTTATGCAGCACATCCAACTGGGGGGACGTCAAATTTTAATGCCTAAATACTACACTAATCTTGATGAGCTCGAGGTGAAGCTCAAAACATTTTCTTTTAGAGTAACTAAAGATGAATGCCTGGATCTTCCTCCTAAACTTTATGTTCAAAGACAAGTTTTGCTTAATGTAGAACAACAAAAAACGTATGATGATTTAAAAAAGAAGGCTCGGGCTATTATCGAAGATGATACGGTTACTTTTGCTAATAAATTGACTGAAATTTTGAGGCTTCATCAAGTTTGTAATGGTTTTATCAAAACTGATCATAATAAATATTATGGATTTGGTCATAATCCTAAGCTGACTGAATTACTGAGAATATTGGAGGAGGCTACTGGGAAGTGTATTATATGGGCTAATTATGTTTATAACATAGAAGAAATTAAATCTAGACTGGAAGCTGTTTATGGAAAAGATGCAGTGGTTTCGATATACGGAAAAGACAGCGTCGATGATCGCAAACGGGCTGTCGAAGCTTTTCAATTGGATGATCGATGCCGTTTTCTCGTTGGTAATCCTTCTACTGGCGGTTATGGTCTTACCCTTACTGCTGCTCGGCATGTTATATATTTCAGTAATTCTTACAATCTTGAGGTTAGGAAACAAAGCGAAGACCGCGCTCACCGGATTGGTCAAAAACATAAAGTCACGTACATAGATATTCAAGTTCCCAATTCTATTGATACGATGATTATTTCAGCTTTAAAAAGAAAAGTAAAATTAAGTGCAGAAACATTAGGAGAAGAAGTAAAGAAGTGGTTATAGGGTATGGGATATAATGGGATGAAACTTTTCCTTCCTCAAAAATTTAAGAGCTCTTTTTTTTAAGTTTCTCGAATCGCTCGATTCGCTCAAACCATTTGTTTTCGTACTCATCCAGCTTTCTCGAATCCATTTTGAATTCCTGATATGTACCATCTTTCGTACAAATACAAATTAATCCTTGATCGATAGGACCATGTTGGTCTTGATGAGCCAACGCATAGGCAGCAATCTGATAGTAGTAATCCTCAACCCATTCCTCTCGCTTAAGCTTATTGGACTGCTTAAAGTCAATGATGGTGGGTTTGTTATCGTACTCTCCAACGACATCGGTAGAGCCAGCCCATCGATCTTTATAGGCCAGGTTAACTTCATTACCGTAAATGATTTTGAGAGGTTCAAGATTGAGAATAATCTCATGAGCCATCATTCTAGACTGAGCTCCTTCATCTGATAAATTTAAATATCCTCTCCCTCCTAAGTATTGTTCTAAGACATAGTGCATTTCTGTGCCCCGCTTAGCTGCGGCTTGAGTAATGGCTTGGGCTTCTTGATAGCCTACTCGGTCACGCCAGGCATCTAAACCTTTGCGTTTGTCTTCGGATTGTGTTGCGGAAAGAATGGTAGTGACACTTGGAACCTTCTTGTCTTTAACGGCATAGGTGCGTGGACCGTGTTCGTCGTCTCGTTTGTAGTTGGCGTATTGATATTTATTAATGCGCTTAAAATCCGTGACTGTAAAGCGAGTCTTTTCTTTGAGTAGTTGCACCCTACTCTTTTATTTAAAAATGATACTTAAGTAAAGTTAAAAGAAGAGTGAATAAACCTATAATAATAAAAGCTGCAGATGAAATAACAACCTTTTCTAAACGTTCAATTTGTTTTTTAATACCTGAAATTTGATTCTGAGTTTGTTTCTGCATGATTCTACATAGTTTTTCGTGGTCTGTGATTCGTTGGGCTAAGACCTTACCATTAGTCTTGGGCATAGAAACCTTTTTGAGCTAGACGCGGCTTAATCATTAAGCCTCCTTTATATTTCTTTGAAGACCAAGTAGGTCGACCTGGAATCTTTTCTGGTAATTTACCCTTCGGGTTAATGGTTCCTTTAACTCTAAATTTTTGCACAGGATGCGCACGTTCCATACTAGCTATTTTATGATAGGATTCCCAGTTGGCTTTGTTAGCCTTAGGATTATTAAAATAAGCTCGGGCTTTTAGTTCTTTTTTCCATCCTATCCTTTTTCTAGCAAGAGCTTTTGCTTTATAAATAGGATCCTTTTCCTTTAATTTACGCTTAACAAATCGAGCTTTAAGTCTTTTATAATATCCTGCACGATCTAAAAATTTTTCTTTAACTTTTCCCTTTAATTCACGATAGCCTTTAGCAAGATGTTTTTTTACTCCTGATGGCGTGTTAGACCATGCTAACTTGGCTGCTTTCGTTATAAAATATCGTGTAACCATTAGGTCTTGTTAGGCATTATAGGTTGGTCTTCCCGGAACTTTAAGGGTTGGTTTTGAAGATTGACTCTCTGCGATAGCAGCTCCTAAGTTATCGCCTGGAAATAAATTTCTATAGGTGTTGGGTCGTTGCACGGTATTCGCAGTCTGTGGTCTTTGAACCGGATTAATAGTTTGATTAGCCGTCGGAGGATCTTGAATAAAATTTTTCAAATTTGTATCTTGTGCTAAGAGTTTTGCACCCGCAGGAGAATCTAATTGTTCCAACAAGGTATCTCTTTTTTTACCAATGTTCATCCCTTCCACTGCTGCAGATATATCTTGGAGTTCCTGGGGTGGTAATTTTCTAATGGTAGTTAGATCAGGATCAAATAGTTCTTTAACCGCTTGAGGTTGTTCATCATAGAGCATGGCTCCATTAGTTTCATGGACTGGAGCCTCTAATAAATATTTAATAATTCTCTCATCCGTAATATTATCCGGTGTGACGTAAGGGGCATCCGGATCTCCACCAAAAGCATAATTTAAAAAATCTGCTAGTCTATCTCTTCTTGGGGGAGCATCTACCGGTCTTCTTAAAGACCCTCCAACCATATTCATATAACGTCTTTCCATTTCAGGATAAGTGTTAGTCCAATATTTTAAGACCGCAGGAGAATTTACCATTCGTGTAGAGTATTTTAAACCTCCCCATAAAAACATTGTACCCATAAGACCGCCTCCTACTCCTCCTAATGCTACTCCCATCCCTCCAGTTGCAACCCCAATCATGATTGCTCTAGACAACCAAGTAGAAGGACTTCCGATAGGAGCTTCGTGTGATCTTCGTAATTGATTTATAAATGTATTAACTACTTCTAAATGTTCTTTAGGGTTTTTTACTCCCATACTTTTAAACATTTGTAACATTGATTTTTTTCCCGCAGGGGTATTTAGACCCAGCATTTTTTCATAGGTATCAAAATCAAAACGTTCAAAATTAGAAAATTTATGGACGTTATTTTTATAAGTTTGTGTAGCTGCTTTGGCCGCCATGACTAATTTTTCTTCGCCATCTAATAAATTAGTGAGTGCTTTTTCTTCCGAGGCACTTAGTTTTTGAGACAGCCCTATCACTCCCTTAGGATTTCGTCTCCAAGCTTCTTTAATACTGATTACGGTTTCCGGAGTTCCTGTGAAGTCGGGACGTCTTGCCTTTTGAAGAACAGGATCCGTAAATCCTTTCCCTTCAAAAGCCATTAATCTTAATTTTTCTAAATTTTTAGGCACCTCTGGAGCAACCCATTTACCTCCCACCTTTGTGGCAGCTAAAGGCATTGTTAATCTACTTTCCAAAGCTTTCTCATAAAGCATTAAATACTTAGGTCTGAGAGCATATCGAATGGTTCTCATATCATCGAGATCCGTTGTTCGTCCCGTAATCCCCATACTATTTTGTATAACCTCTGCCGTCTCTTCATAATGCTTACGATAGCTAGCAGAGTTTTCCATCAAATGTTTATTTATTTCGCGCACGCTTTTGGATTGTTCCTCAAAGAGTGGACGATAGGTTGGTGTTCCCATGACTTCGGCTACCTTAACCGATTGCATTGCAGCATCAGTAAAACGTCTTCTATTGATCATTCGCATTAAGAATTTTCCTTCGGCGATCATTTGATTAACCTCTACATTATTGGCTCTTGCAAACGCTAGGAGCTGAGGATTTACTTCGGCTCCAATGTATTTTGCAAACTGCGTAATTACTTCAGGATCAGGCACATCTTTTATAAAAATGGTATCCGTCATTTCTTTAAAAGCTTTATTGGAATTTACTGTATGTTGATTAAAACCCCCGAGTATAGATTTTTGAGTTGCAATATCATAACCTAAAGCGTTTCTATATTTTTGAAGTTGATCATTTCTTAAACTTGCAGGCGCATACTTATTCATCATAGAAGAATAAGATAGGTTTGCTAGTTCATGTTTTTGTTTAACGGCAGTATAACCTTTCATAAGTTTATCCACAAAAGCATCCCCTAATTCTTTTGGAGTTTTTACAATGGTGCCATCTAGCAACCGGATTTGTCCTTCGGCGGTAAGCCGTTTCGCTACTCCAGGATCGTTTATAAGGAAATTATAAAATTGTGCTACTTTTGGGTTCTTACTCGTCATCGCACCTGTTTTAGGATCCGGGTACATCTTCAACATGTCATCTCGGTTACCGGTTAATGCTAACATATCCATTTCATATTTTTTCATAAATTCTCGGATGGATTGGGCATCACTGTATTTACCTAGCGTTCCTCCCCCTTTGGCTTTTAATGCTTGGCTATAAGCTTTAGTAAATTCTTCTCTTAAGTCTTTGAGTTGACTATAAGTAATATAGTCTCCTTGACCCAAGGCTTCTTTCCATTCTTTTATATAAACATCCAGTTGATTAGCATGTCTTAACATGGCTGGACTTACGCTACTGATAGTGTCAAAACCTCTTTCAGCTAAAATTTTAGCCGCCTCTCCAGGAGCAGCTCCTGCCGCAAGAATCGCATCTTTATAGTCTGTAATCCCTCGGACTGGAAATATAGGAACCTCCATGGTTCCTTTCATGGTATCTACCACAGGTATCCTGCTACTATGTTTGTGAAACTCTGTAAATAAATTACTAATATTCTTATACTCGTCATCAATCTGACTATACAGTCTATTGATCAGTTTATTTTCAAATTTATAGACTTGAGTCATTTGAACTCCCGCAGTTGTGGCTAACTCCCCAGCTCCATAAAGAGGGGCCAACGTGTCAGTCGCTCCTGTCAGTCCAGCCACTCCTCCACCAATAACTTTTTTTCTAAATTTGCCTGTTTCTAAAGCAGACCCGGGTAATACTCCAAGACTTCCTCCATGTCCTGCTAGGGCTTGTGACACCCCTGGTTCTTTTGCAGAACTAATAGTTGCTCCATACTCTCCACCAGCGTTAATAGTTTTTACATTTTCTTGAAACTTGAGATTTTTTGGATTAAGCCCTACTCCATTACGAACTATTCTTCCTAATCCCATCATGGCGCCGATGCCCCCAAAAGCTAGTGTATTCCACACCAAAGCTGTTCGAAAGTTTCGTATGGCCATGGTTGTAGTTCGCTCGACTGGAGACATTTTATCTAATTCATTTTCAGATAAATCAGAAAGATCTTCTCCGGATGCTGTAATAAAACGAGCTGGAAAATTAGCGAGGTCAAACGCCACGGATCCTGTTGCGGCTCCTGTTGCTCCCATTATTTGAGATTTTAATTCTGTTCGTAAAGCCTGACTCGTGAGTGCTTTGCCTGTAACAAGAGCTCGTGATCCGGTTACTAAACCATCTAATAGTTTGCCTGTTTTTGCAAAAAGTTTTAAAGGTCCTCCTCCAGGAGTAATCTTTGATACTATATTTTTAAAACCATTAAAAACTTTAATGCCTTCCACCCCTCTCACTCGTGGAATATAACCTACACGCTGGCCCCCCACAGCTGCTTTTAAAGCTTCTTTTCGTAACAGTTTACTATCTTTAATATAAGGATAAAAACTTCCTATGATATCTCCGGCAGCTACCATAGTTCCTCTTCTAATTCCTAAACTTAATCTACTTCGCGGAGTTAAAGGGGCTAATTTTCTTTCAATATCTTCAGCAATATCCACAGCGGCTTTAGACCGTTCAGCTCTCATCTCTCCTACATTTTTATAACCTTTTAAAGTTCCTTCTTTAAAAGCTTTATCAAGAGCTTTTCTTTGGTTCGTATCTAAATCTTTTGGATTGACTTGTTTTTCATCCAATTTTTTTTGTAGGTTTTCTATTACTTGTGGGTTCATGTTATTGAATACTCTCTAAAATTTTTTCATAATTTAAAACATCTTGTGGAGTTTCACCGGCTCTTCCCTCTAACTCTTTCTTTCTCTGATAGTTTCTTCTGACTATCGGAATACTTTGATAGTTAGAATAAACAAAAGAAGCTGAGCCTCCTCCAATGTTTACATAGGCTTTCGCATTACGAACAAAGTGTGTGTTCATGTCTTGTTCAATGATTTTATAGTTGTCCTGAACTCTTCGTGGGTTAGTCCAATATTTAATAATTTTAGTATTACGTTCGGCAATTTCAATATCTTTAATTGTTAATCGATCTTCGGGTTTATAGGTATTGGCTACTAAGTAAGCCATTCTATTTTCAATATAGCCTAGTCGTGCTAAGGCTAATCGTTTTTCATCTCCAACATCGAGTGCTTTGTCATAAGTTTTCTTTAATTTTTCTTCTTTTGCAATGAATTCGGTAACTAGTTGATCGGCTTCTTTAGCTCGATCATCAAGTTCGTCTTGCGTAAGACCTTCCTCATCCCCCATAACGTTTGCTCTAGAATCATCTATAATTTTATTATAGGTTTCAATACTTTGAATATCTCCTCCATCAAAATAACCTCCTACGGCACTTAAAGCACCGGACAAATTATCTTGAAACTGAACGATAGAAGCATTAGGACCTAGTACCGCTGGGCTCGCTGCTCGCACAAAACGTGCCATTTGAATTCCAATTGCAGCATTTTGCATACTCGCATTATAAGTGGCTTGTCGTTTGGTATCAGGTTTAACAGCGGTTCCTTCTCCTTCAAAGTAAGAAAAGCCTTCTCCTCCTTGGCCTGGAGTAATGGTAACTCTTCGTCCACTCTCATCATCGATACCTACTTCAAGGGTATCGGCTCCTAAGAAATCGTCTGTTTTAACTCTGACGTATTGTCGTTCCGGTAAAATATTCATACCCCCTGCACCTTCAAGCTGAGCTTCCATCAGTAAGTTTTCTCTTTCTTGCATGTTTTTAATTACCGCCATCGCTAACGTGTTATCATATTCTTTTTGTTGACTACCTAAAGCAATTGCCGTATCAACGGTTGGCCCCATTGCCTGACCCGCCACATCCATTAATCCTGCTAGTCCTGACTTAGTAGACTTCCCACTCATTAAGCCGGATGCCATTTTTAATAAAAGTAAATTGGCGTTATCTCCTCCTCCTGTTACAGAGGTAATGGCGCCTTTAAGATCTGCAAATTCTCTAGCTATTTCTTTTCCTCTTGCCGATAAAGTAAATTTTGTTACTTCGTGATCAGCTGATTTTTTAGCATTCATAATTGCTTTTCCTTTAGCAACTTGTTCGCCAGGTTGTAAAGCTTCTACTGGAATAGTTGCTTCGTCAACAACATTAGCAGGGGCAATACTTTCAGTTTCTCCTTGAATGTTTTGTGGAGCATCCCCTTCCGTTACTACTTCTCCCTCTACGAGGGGAGCTACTTCCGAGCCTTGCATAATACTAACTGTCTCTTCAACTTTATCCTGTAATCCTAAAGCAGCATAAGCTCTAAGTTTTTGTTCATTAGTAAAGTTAAAAGATTCTACTAATTGAATTCTATCTTCTATGGTGGAACTATCCCCACCAATCTCTTTAAATTTTTCCTGAAATTTTTTTAAAATATCAGGGGTGAGTCTATACTTTTCTTCATCTTTAATTTCTTGGTAAGCTCCTTTTTCTATCATTGAAGAAGCTCCTAATCCTACAGGTATTAAAAAAGGTGCGGGTCCTTTAGCTAATTTACCTGCGACTTTAGCACTGGTAGCAGTGGCTGCAATTTTTGGAAAAGCTCTTGGAAAAGTTCTGCCTCCAAAGACAGCACCGGGATACATCATTGCTAGGGCTCCTGTATAAGTAGCGGGTCCGCTTCCTATTAAGGATTCTTTATCCATAGCAGCGCGTCTCCCTTCTTCAGCACCGGCCCCAACACCTGCCGCTTCTAAACCTAATAAACCTTTTTGAGCACCGGGTTTGGCCATAAATCTTTTACCCGCTTCATAAGTTGGTTTTGCACCTTGAACAGCTCGTTGAAATCCCATAGGAGTTCCCGTTGCAGCTCTTGCAGCTCGAATTCCTCTCATCGTTCTATAGCCTTTCATGGCTGAGGTGCCTAAACGTGCGCCCCACCCAATAGCTGAGCCTAAAAAATATTGAGGAATGTTGCCTGTTTCTATTTGTTTTTGGTGAAGGGCCTTTTGTCGGAATAATGGTCGGAGTAATGCTTTGTCCATATCATTATACCATCTTGATCTGTTGTGGTTTGTTAGCCATTTGGTAAGCAGCATACGCTCCGATACCGGCTCCTGCAGCTTGCGCTAAAGGATTAGTTCCGGGAGCCGTGGTTGCTGTAACAGCACTCTGACCTGTTGGAAGATTAGTCATCAACCCTTTCATAAATTCTAATCTTTGATATGGTTCGTATTGTCTTTGTAAACCTGTCATTCGTTGCGCTTCTAATGCTTGTTGGCCTAGTTGTCTTTGTATGCCTCCAGCTTGCATGACACTGGAAATATCTGCTTGATTCATGGCTTGGGCTTGTTGCCCCATGCCAGCTTGAGCTTGGCCCATTTGACCCAGCATGCCAGCTCCTTGTAACCCTACTTGTTGTTGTCTTTGAAAACCTCCTAGCGCAGTTTGAAAACCTTGAGCTCGGAGCTGTCCAACTTGACCTAATCTTCTATTTTCTAATTCGGCTTGAGCCACTCCTTGTCGTCCACCACCAAAAGCACCTGCTTGTACGGCATCTGCAGACAATTGTTGTTGGCCCATTTGGGCTTGACGATTAATTTCATCAGTAACATAAGATTCATAGGGATTAAAATAAGGAGCGAGACCCGCGGTTGTTGGTGCTGTCATTGCTCCTCCAACTCCTGCGACTCCTGTTCCTAAAGTTCCATAGCCTGTGTTAAGGGCTCCTGCTCCAGTTCCTACTCCTGTTCCCGCTAATCCAAATCCTGTTTGTTCTAATTGAGTTGGGGGTGCAACTTGATAACCTGGTAATGAAACCGGGTCTTGAGCAAGTTTTAAAGCTTCATCATAAAGAGAGAGCTTACGTGCTTCTACTTCGGGTGCTTCTCTAGCGATTGTTGTTTGTACTCCGGTTGTGGATCCGCCGCCACCGCCGGCGCCTCCGCCGCCTCCAAATATAAAACTCATTTTAGATCCTTTTGATATAAATAACGTTTAACTCTCCAGCCAAACGGTTCTAGAAAATCTTTCCAACCCGGACGTGCTAAAACAGCTAGACGTTTACAGCCATATTGACGTCCTAAATTTTCAATGGTTCGAGCTGCTCCTTCTTGCCACAGCTCTCTTTTTTCTCCTTTTAATAAAATAACTTCTACCTGTTTAAAATTAGGTAGTTGTTGAATTCGAGTAACAAAACATCCGAAGACTTTATACTTCTCCCCATCGTCAGAGCCAAACATCATAAATAATTGGTATTCTCCGGTGTTAATTTTTTCGCGCATATCCTTAGTTGACATTGGGTTGCCATCAAATTTTAAACCCTCTGCAATCATAAATTGAACCAGGGACCAATAACGATGAAGATCTTTAGGTTCAATAAATAAAATATTAATTTCTTTTTTAATTTGTTCTTTTTGGGCTAGCATTTAATAAATCAAAAATCCTTTTAAATTTTGCTTGTTGTTTATAAAAAAAATCAGCTCCTTTTCTACGCATGTCTTTTTCATCTTTAGGACTTGCTCCTTCAATAAGTCCCGCTCCTAAGATAGCATCGGTTCGTGAAACAAATTCTCCATCTGCTAACTGAGCAAGAATCGTATCTTTATTTTTACTTCCAGTTCCACTTCCATCTTCAATATAGCCATCTGCTTTAATATAATTGTTATAATCTTTGTCGTTATGAGTCATCTTTGATGGCATAAAACTTATACCACCTTGAGCATATTTTTGAACAGGTAGACTAGCGAGGCCCCCGGTTTTATAACTGTATAAATTTTGTGTAGAGTATAAAGGTGAGGATCCATAACTTGCACGCTTACTTAAACCTGCGGTTAATCCCTTTTGTCTTGCGTAAGCTTCTTTGTAAGGTGTTTCATCAAATTTAAATTCGTCCTCATCTCCTAGTAGGTTGCCGGCAAGTGTTGCGGCACCCATACCAACTCCTATTTTACCTCCAGGACCCATACTGTCCCACCAGCCTTTAATGCCTCCGGATTTTGTTGCTCCTCCAGTATAAGCTGCGTTCGATGTCATGGCCGCTTTAGTGCTTATAGGAGTTGTTGTCTGAGGAGCTCCTAATGCCATTGTAGCGGCTCCGGTGTTTCTGAATTGTTGAGCTAGGTTAGCTCCTTTAATAGCGTTAGGTCCTTGTCCAAAAGATTGCATTCCACCCCATCCTTGCGTGCCAGCCATCTGACCTATACCCCCTATCATAAGGGCATCCCTTAGGGATCTCTTTGATGATTTTCCCCGTAATTTTTGTATGCCAAAAGTGGCTAAAGCTAATGTAAACGGATCCATAATAAATACTTAAGTATTTACCATTTTACCTGTATATACACCGCTCCGCAATATCCAAGGGTAGTGTAAATTAAGGCCAGTTCTAGGTCAATTTAAGTTGTGGGATAGAATTTTTTAATAGGTTTAGATGGAGGTTTTTTAGGATCAATTTTACTCAGCTCATCTAAGAGACGCCCTCGATAAATAGACTCTCCAATATGATCAATTGATTCGTCTACTAGGGCATGAATTTTTCCACCCATACTGGTCCATAACTTACAGAAATAAAAATCTTCTCCTAAATAAGTTTTATCTTTGTTACTCCAATAAGTATCGAAGAAGTTATAATAATTAGGTTTGTCTACTAGTTTACCATTAATCATAGTTTTTTGTTTAATAGTTAATTCCGGGTATTCTTTAACTAATTTTTCCAAAGCACTTCGTTTAATCATCATACAGCCCGCAGGTCCTTTATTAATTTCTAAAAATCCCTCTTTAATAGTAATATGTTCTAAATTAGGAATCTCCACTGGAAAAATATGACCCAATGATTCAAGATCAGCATCCGGCCGTTTCTTATAATCATGTACAAACTTCTCTCGATACGTAGTTTTCATAGGGTAAGGGACACAAGATACCTCATAAGGAGAAGCAAACATTCGATAAATAGACCGTGGGCTAAAAGCAATATCGGAATCAATAAAACACATGTGAGTTGCTTTACTACTTAAGAAAGCAGATACACAAAGATTTCTTCCTTGAGTTACTAAACTACTTTTCATAATTTGAAAAGTAATACTAGTATGATTTAATAAACATTCTTTTTGGAGGTCCAAACAAGATTTCATATAATGTAAAGAAACTTCAGAATGAACGGGCGTCGCTATAAATAAAGAATCATTTTTCTTTATTTTAGCAACGTCTTCGATTCGTTGTCTTTGGGTATTCTCAAGTCTCTTTTTTTGGTCTGCGTCTAAACTCACTAATTGCTCCTATTAAAAATCGTTGCCAAAATTGACCAACATGTTTCCAGTCATAGTATCTTTTATAAAATTCAACTTGAAATTGCAAGGCCTCAGTTAAATTTTGTTTAAGAAGAGTGGCTTTAAGGTCTTTAAGGGTATCCCGAAATTGTTCTTTTAATTTATTTTTATCCGTTGTGTAAGGAACATAGATTGGAAATTCAGTACACGTTTCCGGTAAAGCCCCGAGATCCGTGGTGATTACAAGCAGCCCCGCAGCTAAAGATTCCATTGCACTAATACAAAAAGTTTCTTCCCATGTTGAGGGGTGTACACTTAAATCATAGAGGGGTAGAAGCTTAAGAAGTTCTTTATGGGAGACATATCCTTTATAATTTACATGGGGTAAAGCATCAGCTTTTTTATATAAGGCTGTAAAATTACTATCATTTTGTTGCTTAAAACTATCTCCATAAATTTGGGTGCTTGAATAAACATCGAGCTCAAAATCTGGATCCTTGAGCTCTTCCATCACGTTTAATAGGACATCGAGTCCTCGCCACGGAGTAGAAAAATAAATTAATTTAATAGGTGCTGTAAAAGTAAACTTAGTTTTGGGAGTGAGCTCTTTATAATCAATAGCGTTTTTAATGACTGTGCAGCGATTGGTAGGAATGTTAAAAAAATAGCGATACTTTTCATAATTCCAATGTGAATTAAAAACATACCATTGGTATTTTTTATGATTGTCTTTGTTCTTAAACCAGGGAGCTACATTAGGTTGATCGTAAGAATTTTTAATCCACAGAATATTGGGGCGAATAGGATGAAGGGGTTCTTTTTCAGGAATAGAGGTTGTAATTTGAACTTCGTCAAAAAACATATTCGGAACATATTTTCTTAAGTAATCAAATTGAATTTCAGTTCCACCATAAGGTTGCATTAGAGTTTGGTTTTACCAAAAACTTTTAAAGATGCAACTGTTATTTCTACGTCTTGGGAAAAATCTTCTTGTTTAGTATCGGTTAGTGGGTCCGACACATCCTTTTCAAATTCATCTTTGGAAGCATAAATTTTTCCTGTACGTTTATTTTTAACAATTTCTTTAGCTGTTGCGGGTATTACCGGAACTTCATTTCCGTCTACGTTTTGTACTGGATAGTCTTTTCCATCTATATTTTTATATTTCATCCTTGTCCTCTATTGCGTGAACGCGTGGGAGTCCGTTTACTATATTTTTTAGCATGACGTCCTGGTCTTTTCCGCTGCGTTCTTTTTTTATAATTACTAACGCCAAATAATGGCCTTTTTTTAGCCATTCTCGTTGGTTCGATTAATTAAAGCATAAGCAATACTTCCTGAGACCACTTGCGTATTGGTGCAGGACATTTTTAAAGCGTCACTTTCTTCTAAAATTAAACTATTCCCTTGTACAATATTTGTAGTCGAAACGGAAGAGAGAACATTTCGACCAATAATATAATTAGTAGTTAGGCTATTATCAAATAATTTAGTAGTAACCGTTGTTGTAGCCGTTGATACATTAGCGGTTTGGATATTTTTAATAATGGCTCGAGATTTATTATCAATGGTTAATACCGTAGTTAGTGTGGTACTCGTTAATGAAAACTGGGAATTTTTATATTGAATAGTCATGCGATAAATAAATTAAAAGCTTCTAGTTCATTCTTCAAATCATTTTGAAATGAAGTATTTAATTGACTTTGCATTGTTCGCAAAGCTTCTTGAACTTGTCTTTGATTTGAAGCAACATACTTATCAGTAGGTTCAGGAATGTGTGCAGTAATTTTAGCCATTATCTTCTTCCATCCTGGTTTGCATCAAATCTAAATAATCCATAACGCCAACTTTGTCCTGTCTTATCAGACTCTAATTGAACACTGGCTAAACGACTGCGCGCCCGTGTCCATACTTGTTGAGTTGAAGTGGATATTGTAAAAGGTCCTAAAGAAGAACTGGCTGCAGTGTCGTTTGGAAATCTTCTTAAATAAATACTAATATTAACGGTTCCGCTTAGTTCTTTAAAATCAGGAATAAATCTTCTCACATTCATATAATATTCGCCATCTCCATCGATATCTAAATCAAAATCTCCGGAACGAAGAGAAGAAGAAATAGCCGTGGTTACAGTTCCGGTTGAATATAAGCGTGCTTCATCCGTACCTGTTTCTTGATCAAATAAAACAGTGCTTCCATTTGAAGCTCCTCTAATAGTTGGAAACGTAGGAACATTGCTTGAGTAATAACGAGTAGCCTGAGGTTTAGAAAACACACTTGCATCAGCCCAGCTAGTTCTATCTAAAGTTCCTGTAGTCCAGACCCCTGCATCATAATTAAAGGATACAATACGATCAATTTGGGTTGCCCCACTTTGAGGGTAAAACCACTGAACTTCTCCATATAGATTATTATGTCCTGCATAAACGAGATCACTTCCGGTATCAAAATTAAATCCTAAATTACTGCCTGTTGTTTTAAAAACAAAATCTTCTACTAAACATGGTAAAGTTTTCACTGTACCATCAAACATGAAGAAGCCTCCTGAGATCCCCATCCAAAAGACACGCCCATTAGCAAACACTAAAGAGTGCTGCCCTACGGCGCCACAACCGGATCCTACTTGTCTAATACTAAAAGTAAAAGGAGGACCTACAAATTGCATAGTATAGGCAGCTTGATCAGTGACAATTAAAATATAATCTTTTCCTTGAATAGCTCCTACAATTCGTGTGCCTTGATCCAGTCTCATAGTTCCAGCCGTATTGGTTGAAACTGGAGTATAGTCGGACATATTTTCTTGATCCGAAAATCGAAGATACATTTTATCTTGAGTAGCTGTATCTCCAATTGTCGTCTCGGTTCCAAAATGAATTAAATGTCTATCTCGATCCGATACTAAAGTCATTACAGATTTAGTTGGAGCTCCCGCGACTACCGTGGCTCGTGTTTCGAGAGGATTGGCTGCAGAAGGGTCCCAGTCAAACGTTTTACCGTTATGAATAGTTGCAACTAGCTTTTCTCCAAAATTATCTAAGGACCAACTTCCAGGTGCTAACGTTACAGAGGAAGAGGCTCTTGCTGTTCCCCATGTACTCAAGCCCCAGGTTGCAGTACCGAAACCATATTGATAGGTTTGAGCAATTGGGCCAATGGTAACATAGGGTTCTACATCCACATTGCCGGCTGAACTCATTCCGGATCCTGTTTCAGCTGTCGCCATAACAACGTTAAAGCTGTTATTACTTCGAGCTTGAATTTCAAAAACAATATTAGAAGTAAAATCCGCATTGGTAAAATCGGTGGTTGCTGGAATGGTTGTATTAGCAAATAAAATATAAGCGCCTTCCTCTAAACCATGAGAACTACGGTCAATAGTAATAGTGGTAGAGCCAGTCGTAGAAGTCATCGAACATGTGGCAACCGTACTTGCTAAAGGGGTAATATCATAGAAGGTATCCCCCGTGTATAAATTCAAAGTTTTATTGGTTCCTATAGCAGCCAATTTGGTGCCATCCAAAGCGCTCCAAGTATGTATTGCTCGCGAAGCTCCAGCTAGTCTATCCGCATTATTTTGTTGCCACCCTCCTATTTTTTCAGGAGAACCATAACGAAATCGAACATTATCCCCATCGATCCATCGTCCTTCTGCCTGGGTGGCTGTTTGCTGCTTATCAAAGCCAGGAGCTATTGGTATTTTTCTAAGTGCCATATCGTCATTTTATCACTTTGTACGATTGGAAGTAAGAAGGGAGACCTAAAAAGGGTCGTTTATCAAACATATTATTTACTGCCTCTTTCGAAGAAGCATCGTTATAATGCAAAAAAACTTGAGCACAATTGTCTCCTGTAAAGGGTTCTCTCCAATGTTCCAATTCACAACCCCTATACATTAACATATCTCCAGGCCTTAAATCTACTTTAGTGCCTTTTTGATTTTCTTTTCCTGTTGGTTCTAAATAAATGGGCCAGGACTCTCCTCCGAGATTTAGAGTGGTTGACACCTCACATGAAAACCGATCTTTATGCCGTTTAAGGATATCTCCTTTTTTATAGATTCGAACATAAGAATAAGTTTCAAATAATTTAAGGCCTGATTGCTCTTCCATTAAAGGTTTAAGACCTTCTAAAAGAGTTTCCATTAAAGGATCAGCATAATGAGACCAGGTATTAGGAATTTGTTTATCGGCCCAACTTCCCCATTCTGTACAGTAAGGAGAAATATAATGCTCATCAAAAAGAAAACGAGCAATTTTTCTTTTATTTAAAAGATAACGATAAGCAAGATCAGCAACGTCTTTAGTTAAGACGCCGGGTAAAACTTTATAATGATCATTATTAAAACTCATTGAAAAGGCCATCCTAAATTCCACACCACTAAACTATGACGAGTCCCTTGAGTAACGGGTCTTACGCGGTGCCATACAAAACTAGGAAAAACAACCAATGATCCTTTTTCACTTATTTCTGTACATTTGGTAATATTAGGTTGTTTACTATCTGAATTTCTAAAATCAAATTCTAACTCACCCCCTTTAAAATTTTTACTCTCTGATAATAAAAGAGTCATAGAAAGTTTTCGGCGCTTCTTATGGTAGTTGGGCCAATGGGGTTTATTATAAGGGAGCGAAGAGTCATCGCAGTGCCATGTGTAATGTTGCCGTTTAGAATAGCTTGTAAACTGACAAGCTTCGGTAAAATCCCATTGAAAATTCCAACCGGCATTTCGATTGGCTTCATGAATATAGGGTTGAATTTCTTTATAAATCCAGGGGTCACTCATCCATACTATATGTGAATCCCTGGTTTTTTTCAAATCTTTATATTCCCCTTGAGTAAGGGGGGCTTTATTTAGATCTCTGTGATATTTAAAAGTAGAAGCAATTTGTTTTTTTTGTGCTAATCCATACTTAAGAATATCATCACAAATATGTTGTGGGATGACTTTTTGAAACCACCAATAATAATGAGTAAGATTCATTTATTACAAAATAAATGATTTAAGTAGAAAAGTAAAGTGAGGTCTAACTATTTGAGATATATCAAATATGGGATACGATAAGATAAAACTTTTCGTTCCTTAAAAATTTTAAGACGCAGGTAAAGGGTCGTGCTCTTGTTTAAGAGCTTTACTACGTACATTATCAATGTTTTTAAGTAAACTACCTAAGGAATTTTGTCCTGCTACAATAGGATCTCCGATAACATCCCATGCTTTAGTTCCATCATTCCAGCTATAATGTTCGCCGTAAGGACCTCCGGGTATAGCTCCCACAGTATAAGCTTTCCATGTACCTAAATCTTCGTCCCATGCAATTTCGTATTTAGTATCTACCCCGTCTTTGTCATAAGTTAAAATAGTAGGGTAAGTTACTGGAGCTTGCCACTCATTATCCACATCCTTTGTCCACGAAGGATAAGGTTGAGGCATAACAAAAGTGTCTGTGCTTGAATCATAGGTTCCTCCTTTAGTCGCAGTTCTTTTTCGAAAATCAGGGGGTTTTGTTGTAGAATACTCTTTATAAAAAGAACCACCCTTAGGAAATTTTAAATTTTGAACACACCAATTATCATCAGCATGATCAGGTGCTACCACTGTATTTACAATTAAATTATTACTATCAATTTCTGCAAAATATTTTGCCATTTATTCTCCTTAAGCTGATGGCCATGTTCCGCCCACAACTCTGTCATATTGTGTTCTTAATCTAAACATTCCTGTGCCACTTCCTTGAAAAGAGACAGCAGTTTCTCTAACGACAGCAAATCCATCGCCGCCATCTCCAACTCCTTGTCCAGCATAGGCTGATCCTCCGCCCGCACCTAGTCCTTGAACTCCGTCATTTGGTGGATTTTGAGTTGCGCCCGCGTCTCCTGCGCCGCCTCCGCCACCGCCGCCTGGTGCATGAGGTCCGCCTTGACGTGCATTCGCACATCCGCCGCCTCCGCCGCCATAAGTTGTACCTGATGGAGAAGCTGTTGGACTACCATAATCAATCGGTGTTCCTGGTCCGCCGCCCATTGGGCCACTTCCTGGTTGTCCTGTTCCTCCGATTCCGCCCCCACCAGAGCCACGCGCCGATGGTCCGCCGACTCCACCATCATATCCTAAGCCATAAGTTCCTGAATCTCCAGGTGCAGTAGGTTGTGTTGCTGGTCCAGCAGGATTCAATCCTTCTTGTCCACCACCACCGCAACCACCAGGTCCACGGTTTCCTGCACCGCCACCAAGAGCAGTTAAATCAAATCCTGTTGTATCTCCACCTACCTGTGATGGAGAAGGATAAATTCCTCCGGCTCCGATTGAAATAGGGTAAGCTGTAGCTGCTGTAATTGGATATCCTGGAGCTTTAACTGCTCCGCCAGCTCCGGCTCCGCCGCAACCGCCGCCGCCTGATATGCCTCCTCCACCGCCAGCTAGTAAAAAAATATCAGCTTGGGTTTGACCTGCTTGAGAGGTAAAAGTTCCTGAAGCTGGAAAACTTGTAATTTTTTCCGTAGTAGATCCTGGTCCAGCTGCTGTTGGATTATTTACTCCAATAACTCCGCCTTGATTATAAGGCATACTTATCTCCTATGTTGTAGGCCAGTTACCGGCTAAGATATGAGAGAATACTTCCCCAATAGTCCACATCCCACTAGCTAGTGTTGTAGTAGGGGCGTTCTCAGGGCCAATAATACCTCCGTTAGATCCTAACATTTACTGTCCTTGTTTAATTAGTCAATTATTGTATCGTACGCAACTGTACAATCTAGTTTTGAAGCTACATCTCCGCCACCTTCAAGAGTCATACCTTCTTCAAGGTAGAATGAAGTGTTTTTGTCGCTTACTACTAGCGCTGCATTAGCTGGTACAGAAATTGTACTTGCTAATTTACGCGTATTTGTACTGTCATCAATCTGAATAGTTACTGTATGTGTAGTAGTTGTAATATTTGTTACAACAATACTATTAATTTTGTAAACATAGTTTGATGCTGCTGCGTTAACAACTAGTGACGTACCAACAGTGGCACTAAGGGCAAACGTTGTTGTATACCCTATGATGCCTGATACATTCACTATATTTGGTGCTGCCATGATTTATCTCCTTATTATTAAAAATTAACCAAATACCATTGCCATTGCAATAGATTTACCTGTTGATGCTGGAATAAAAGATGAAAACGATAATCCTTTTGAGGCATCGGTTTGCAAATAGCATCCACTTTTTGCTCCATCAGAAGAAGGAAGATCAAAAGTTAAACTAGAGGAAACTGTTCCTGGAGCTCTTAACCCCACGTATTGATTTCCTGTTGTATCTTCGAACCTAACTTCGTTTTGATTTGGTAAATTAATTTGTGAACACGCCGCTAAGACATCAACAATATTGTTACCATCGGAATAAAGAATTTTATGCCCTTTATCTGTGGTGCTCCATGTTGTTCCTGTTCCAGCTGCGGTTTTAAATGTAACTGCGTATGCACCTGAAGTAGCATTACTAACAACTTTTGTTGCCATGCCATCAGGAATAGTTACGTTTACACTTGAAGTAAGAGTTCCTCCCATACTAATGTTGTGATTTCTTCCATTAGATAATGAACCATCACTAACGGCTAGGGTTGCCCCTGTCGTTGCATTAAGAGTAACCCCTGTATATCCAACAAGACCTTGTTGAACAAGTTTCAAGTTTGTATTTGTAATATCTCCCCAAAGGCCGGATTTTTCACCCGTTACCATTAGTTCTAGTGAAAGACCACTCGAATAACTTGAAGGCATAATTTAAAACTCCTTTTATAATTTTTTGTCTTTGATTGTATTTTACGTTACGCGGCTAACTCTGTCCATACCATGCTTACATTTGGATTAATTTCAGTCCATATGCTAGTAGTGAATGTACCAGTCGCTGCAGTTAAATTTAGTCCTGTGATAACTGGATCAACACTTGAACCTGCAACAATCGTTGCTGCTGTGACGCTAAGTGATTGACCCGTAGCATTAACTTTTGCATTAGAAAGAGTTGATTCATTACCTAACGCTAATGTAGCAGAGACTCCTGTGACAGCGAAAACCATGCCTCCGCCCCAGCCACCTTCACCCCAGGTTAAACGTCCCCAACCTACATTAACTTCGGTATCTACAGTAGCACTTGCCACTACTGAGGTAATATTAATTCCGCTTAGACTAGCAATAACGTCTACGTCTGTAATAATTGCTGTTGTGTTGCCTTGAGCTAAAGATAATAAGCTTAATCCTGAAATTTCTGCAAAAGTAATTTCAGCATCACCCCATACATCAGCACCCCACTCATTTCGGCCCCAACCTTTATTAACTTCAGCATTAATACTAACGCTGGCGATACTTGTAGCTAATTCTTGGCCTGTTAATTGAAGAGTACCAAAAAGACCCCAAGCATTTGCTCCCCATGTTAATCTTCCCCAACCTTGGTTAACATCGGCATCAATGGTTACACTAGCTTGACTTATAGTTAAGGATTCTCCAGTTGGAGCTGCCGCTTCATCTGCATCGCCCCAAACTTGATCACCCCATTCTCCTCTTCCCCAACCACTTTTAACTTCTGCGGTTACGGAAACGGTCGCTAGACTTAAAGTTACAGATTGACCGGTAGCAAGAATATCTCCTTCAATACCCCAGGCATCAGCACCCCAAGTTGCTCGGCCCCATCCAGTATTAATCTCTCCATCAATAGTTACACTTGCAATAGCCGAAGAAAGTTCTTGTCCGCTTAATGCAGTAGACTCGTCGGGTTGACCCCAATTTTGTTCGCCCCAATCTCCTCGGCCCCAGCCGGATGAAGATTTAGCGGTTACATCATCTAATGAAACAGTTAAAAGATTTAATTGAGTTAATGCGACTGAGGAATCGTCTTGGTCGCCCCAACCTCCATGTCCCCACATTCCTGCAGCGAACACATCACTTTGTAGGTCAAAAGGACCTCCCATTGCAATTCCATGAATATAACATCCCCAATAAAAATTAATTGGAGAAGCTGCTGGTGCAATTTCAATATATCGAACCGTAGCATTATCATAGCTAGAAGGAGTCAACCAATCGGCGTATCCGACCTCTCCATCTAAATAATAGGTAACACCAGTATTAATAACTCCTGCTCTGAAAGTACCCAGGATAGCAGAATTACTGCTTGAAAAAATTAAAGGATGATTGTCGTTGGAACTATCGCTTAAGTCAAAGCGTAGCGTAGCTCCTGCGAGCCAGTCCGCTGTAAAATCGGAAGCAGTTGTTCCTCGTAGACCGTCTCGAAAATAGACGTTTCCTGTTCCGGCAACAATGTAACGTTGCCCACTTGCTACGGTGACCGTATAGGTTTTGCTCGCCATAGCAAGTTAGCTCCTTATTAAGATATTCTCAGTATTGCAGCCGAAGTTGTGAAGCTAGGAAACTGTATCGTAAATGTCCCTGAAGTCGCCGTTTTATCTGAGCCAAAATCCAATACTGCCACAGCTTGTTTGTTTGCGTTTGAATTATAAATTACTGCACCTCTTGCCGTAATCGTTACTCCTGTAAACGACAAGTTTGCAAAATCTACAATTGCTACTCCACTTGCTACTGAGGTTTGTTGTGATTGTAAAACTCCGCCCCCGGCAGCATAAGCTCCCGAGTCACCGACTTCTGAAGTCGTTGTATAAGTTGTTGTTGCAGCACTTAAATTTGCTGCAGATGTATACATTGCTAATTTAAATGTTCCGCCGCCTGTATCAAAATCATGCGCACCATCCAAAAGTTCTTTTTTAAATGAGTTGCACACTGCTTGTGAAATTGCCATATTTTATATTCCTCCAAAATTAATTTTTAACGTAGTTCGGAGAAGGGGCTGGAATAACCATTCGTGGTACTCCATCCGTATACTCTCCTCTACGTTTTCTGCCCATTTGCTCCAATGCAAATGCTTGCATTACTTGATTATACTTGCTTTCATACAACTTGTACATATCCATCGATCCTTTTAAGTAGCCATAAGCTTCTACCAAAGAAGCAAATAATAAACAATTTGGAGCATTGGTACTTAAGAAAGTAGATGTCATTGTTTCAGGAACTGCTGCAACATCTGCTGATGAATAAAGATGAGGAGGGACTCTCACATAATTCACTTGGCAAGTATCAGCAGCTGATGGGACAGGAGCCACTACAATATAAAAATTATCATTGGTTTTATGCCAATGACCCCAATATTTAGGAGTCCCTGTGTCATCGTCCGGATTATATTCTGAAAAAAAACTGGTATCTCTTTCTTGTAAAAAAGTTCGTGTTCCCCCTGAAATATGTTGAACTGATCTAACAATTAAACAGTCACTTGGTAAAAGAACATATCGATTACTTGCGACAAAAGCAGACGTTGCAAATTTTCTTGAATAATCTGCATCAACATCTCTAAAAATTCTTAATTCAGCATCACGAATAAATCCATCACAAATACTGTCACTCAAGACGGTACTATCGACTTCAGTATAATTTCTAATTTTAGCTATTAATTCAGAATACGTCATGTAATAACTACACTCACTTTCCCAAGAGCCGTTCTAGCGACTCGTTTAATGTTTTGTTGATTCGCTGTTGGAGGAACTGTCATACTTCCAGGAGTTCCTATTGTCCACCATAAAGCAGGATCGAGTGTAACAATGATCCCTGATTTTTTTTGTGGTTTAGGATACTGTAAAGCAACCGCATCCGCTTGATGGTAATAAGTTAAAAGTTGAGGTTGTTTTTTTTCAAATTCAGTTGTGTGTACCCACGAGCCTGTCCATTCCTGAACCATTTCCCGATACGGAAACGCCATTCCGGATCGATCCGAAATTCTTAATGCATATTTACCTGTTGCCCATGTTCCCATTAAGACACCGTCGGGTAGTAAGATTGTGGAGTAATATAAGCGCTGGTTCTAGCCCCATCTTCTGTTAAAGCTCGCTGTAAGGAGTCTTCATAAAATAATCTTAAGCCTTCTGTTCTCTCAATTGCTCTTTTTTGAGAAAGATAATAAGCTAAGCCTGCACACATAGCGGGTAAAAACCTAAAAGGTGCATCAGGATCTTTGGTATATCCTCCTGCATCTTCAATTCGTTTAATAGAGTAATATTTTAAATGCGTATAGGTACTCGCATCCGGATTGGGATATAAATAAATCACGGGTAAAGTTTGACGATCAATAAAATATTGGGACGGCTGGCTTTGAGTACCTTTTCCCGCTAAAGATGCATAAGCCGAACGATCAATTTTTGTTAAGGCAATATCATTAGAAGAGGTTATATTATTAACTAAAGTTCCATTATTAGAAATATAAGCTTCCATAACATCATTGGTACCTGCTTCGGAGACATACCGACTGGTTCCTGCTGTTAAAGCTTGAGCGATTAATTCTACCTTCCAGATATTAATGCCTCTATTATTCCATTCTTGAAGTAAAAGATTTAAACTACGTCGACCGGTTTTAAGATCATAACCACTGGCCGTACGGATCCCACAACGCTCGTATGCTTCTTCAACAAGTTCGTCTATTGTTAAATTGAATGTTGTAGTTCCTGATGTAGCCATTAGACATTATCTTTTCTTTTTGGATTTTTTTTCGCCGCCTTTTTTCATTTTCTCTATATCTGCAACTTTAGCACCAGCTCTGTTAATTTCCATTTGAGCTCGTGTTGCAAATTTAGGTGCAATGTTTGACTTTTGGTAAGACTTCATTCCCATGTGTTTTCCTCCTATAATAAATCTTTAGTATAATCGTTAATTGGTTTTTGTTCTAAAACCGTTCCGCCTGATGTTGGTTTTGGTCTTATCACAAAATCAGAACTTGGTGCAATTATTTCTGCCCCACTTTTATATCCTCTTGCTTTATTTCTTTTAGCCATTAAAGCTTCCCTTGTTCTTGCTGATTTTTCTGCTCCTTTGATATCAATACCAAACAATTTAGTTTTTGTTGCTCCTGGAGCTCTTTTTGTTAATTTATCAATTAGACTTGGAGTGAGCGTAGCTGCTGCTGCCGCGGCTCCCATTGGTCCGCCTATTAACCATGTAGCTCTGCTACCTCCAACTCTTGCTAGAGTTTTTAATTTACCTAATTGAGAAGCTTTAGGAACGCTACTCCATTTGCTAGGATTAATAACACCTGCCCTCATTGCAGTAGTTTTTGTTCCAAGCTTCATCATACCTTTTAATTTATTTAAACTTTTATTTATCTTTGTCGTCCAACCTGGTGATGTATAAGCAGTTCCTGCTCCAGCTACTTTCATACCCGTTGTTGAAGCTCCTCTTGCTTTTTTCCATGCGTCAGGATTTGCTGCAAAGGAACTGGTTTTAGCTTTAATTATTTTGCCATGTTTTGCTGCATCCATACCTTCCATTACATAATGTTGATTACCTGTAACGGCTGCTCCTGATCCTCTTGTAGGAACTTGAATTAATTTTCCTGTTTGAGCTGCATCCATACCTTGCATCACAACATGGGTATCTCCTGTAACCGCTGCTCCTGTGCCTCTTGTTTTTTCTCTAACGAGCTCTCCCGTTTGAGCTTTAAGCATTCCACCCTGTCTAAGCATTCGCGGATCTTGTTTTAAGAAACGTTTATTAAACATAAACCGTTTATCGATTCGTATAGGTCCAGTTCGATATTTCCAAGAATCGTCCTTCTTTAGATCCTTTACAGTTATACGATCCTTTTTTTTATTTTTTCGTGCTCGCTCATAAAGTTCTCGGTTCTTATCGTCGGCACTCAGTGGTGGATGTCTATCTTTTGCCCGTTGAATATATTTACTGTTTTTAGCGTGTATCATAGCTCCTTCTGCTGCGTTTTTTCTTTTGCTTGCCATACCTCTAAATACTTTCGCTAGGTTGTAACGTCTTGATCCTGGGGGACAACTTGGTCCACCAAATTTAGGACCGGTACAAACGCCTTTCGTGCCTCTTTTTTTAATTGAAGCACTTGCTTTTTGAATCCAGTTTTTATCTTTTTTCTTAGCCATTATATCATTCCTTTGTAATATTTTTTGTATGAAGGATTAGACACTTTAACGCCTGCTAATGTTCCTTCAATATAAGTTCCATTATAATCTGAACTCACTAATTTACCATGTGCCGCTTTTTGAGGGGTACTTCCATGTTCTGCCGTCCATCGTTTAGCGATCTCCGGGTGATTAGCCCATAAAAATTTTCTTTGTTTCACTGATCTAAACGGCATTATAATAAATCCTTTATATAGTTATCGGCTGTCACCTGACCGCCTTGATTAAATTTTTTTGAAAAAGTTACACCAGCATACTTATTTTTCCCACTTTTTAATAGTTCTGCTCCAATATGTCCTGCGTCAGTCTCTTTAATAATATTTAAGCCTATTTGACTATTAATATTTTGTTTATCTAGTTTACTAAATCCTTTTTCAAGATTTGCTCCAACCGTGGTGTTTCCTTTAGTCCAGCTTACGTTAGCCCTAGGTATGATTTCATATTCAGTATCTTGAACACCTACACCACCGCCTATGGTACTATCCTGCAAAAGAGAACTTATAAAGTTCTTCTTTTTTAACGGAGATTTAATCTTCTTTTTATCTGCCATATTGGGGCCCCATTGCCTACTTTACACTTTGTGTTGTTTCAGCCTTTTTCGGTTGTACAACTTCTTTGAGTTTATCACTTTGGCTCGGTACAGTCTAGATTCAAGCAGTTTTCCATAGGGATCACGCTTCCAATTTCGACCTAAACCAGGCTCTAATTCTTTAGGGATTTGAGATCTTGTAATAGCCATTATTTTACATACCTGTCTGTGCTTAAACCCATAATAGGTTTATAAGATGTTTTTCCGGTTTCAGGATTTTTAATCGCCATTAAATATTCTTTTCTATTACTATTAATTTCTTTTTTATATGACACATGCACCCATCCCGAGTTGGGCTGTCCCGGTGTGTAGTATTCGAGAATCAATTGATCAAACATCAAATTTTCTTTGATCCAGTCACTGACCTCATTATTGGGTGTTCCAAAAATTTCGAAGTCCGCCGCTTCTCCAGCGCAATGCTGACTCGTCTTACTACTGCCGATCTTGGCTGACAAAATTTCGTTCCGATAGCCCGACGAAATCGTAACAACATGATTAAAATGATCTCGAACGGGTTGCAAGACTCTTTCGCAGAGAATCCTAAGATTTTCCGTTTCATCCTCATTAGGATTATTATCTAATCCCATACGTTCTGCTGTTTGAGATTTTGTGAGTTCAGCTAAGCTGAAATTTTTAGAAAGTTGCATTTAGCTGTTTTTATTTAAGTATAATTTTCGTAATATATTTTGAGCCATCTTTATTTATTTTTACTTCAGCCTGAGTTTTAATACATTTATATTGTACCGTATCTGAATAAGTTCTTTCAGCCTCACGTTTTCCGCGAAGGCATACCCCCATCGAGGGTTGGATACGGTGTTCCTTAATTTCAAAATTTACGAACATAAGGAGGGCTATAACTGTTTCCATTAGTGTTGATTCCCATTAGAAAAAGTTCTTTGTTTATCTTTGAGCTTTTCAATATCAGATTGAACTTTATTCATTTGTTTAGTTAAAAAATCTATGTTTACCTTATTGTGCAGTCCATCCTCGATAGCTTTTTGGAGACGATCAACGGACTTGTAAAGATCCTCGATCATCATAAATTGTTCCTGGTCCGCCGGAAGCGCCCCTAGCATACCCCGAGGCCACTTTATTCTGAACTCAGTATTCATCTCTAAATCTTTATTCATAATTTCAAATTGAGTTGTGATACGATTTTGGGTCTCAATGATACCGAAGTAAGCCCAGGTTCCAATTGAAACCAGGGCGATCAAAGAGGCAACCGTCTTCATCGGCATTTGAACTTTTGCTTCGTCTGAAATCTTGAGTGTCATACTATTTTTTGCTTATTATACCCCATGCATTAGGGGGTGTTGAAGAGGATGGTTCGTCTTTTATTTCATAAAACATTCGGTCAGAATCTTCCGTGACCCATGTATTATTTTCGACGTTCCATTCGGATGTTTGGACCTTGTAGTCAGGCCAGGTGTTTCCTTTAACTGTGAAATTACCGACACTCCACAAGATACGGTTGTTAGGTTGGATGGCAAAATTACCATTTTGTAAGCTGAGGACGTGACCACACTTGTGCTCAGCGACAACTTCAGAATGATCGCAATCAAGAATGTTGGCATCAGGATGAGCCCAATCGATTGTGAATAAATATTCTCCCTGATAAAATTTTTTGTCTTTGCCTAAAAATTTGCATGATTGGCTGCCTAAGAAATCATAAGTAGTAACACTAGGAAAGTAACTAAAAGAATTCCATAGCTCCAACTCATCAAGTCGCATCCTAGGAACTTGTGATATATCATATGATTTTTGAATGAACGCGGAGATAGGAAGGCGATAGAAGATTGCACCCGTTTCCAGCATGCAATGAAAAAGGACTGCCCGACCTGTGATCGAAGCCAGTCCAAAAATAACGCAATCCTCAACTTCCCCGTGGTGATCTTTAAGATCATAAAGATATTCTTTACGAATTTGAGCGTAAATAATAGGAATGTTGGCATTTAGATAACTCATTTATTTTCAATGTTCTATGCATAAACAATTAATTACAGTTATTTTTATCTAAATCAATAGGTTTATCGCTACCATAAAACCATACCCATGACGAAATCTTAGTTCCATCTTGTGTATAGGTACATTTTTTGCCTACCGAGCAGGCGCTCAAAGCAAAAAGTAGTGCTAATACTAAATAAAACTTATTCACTGGCATACCTCACAATCATTAGTGTCATCTATTACCACACCTTTAGTTTCTTTACAATCGCAATTGTGACATTTACAGTCTACACATTGCTTATCGCAACCGCAATCACATGTACACCCCTTACATTCACTCATATTATAATGCCGCAATAACTAATATAACAATTACTACCGCTGCGCCAATCACAATTTTTCTGTGATCTTTCCATAAAGTTTTGGCAGCCTCTATAATCATTTCCATAAAGCCTCCTTAAATGTGTGTGAAAAATTAGTCGTAAAAGATGGTGACAAAGCTAACCCCGCCTGTCAATAGGGCGTAAGAGCCACTTGTCGTGTTAGTACATCGAATGCCGGGATCAGGCATGTCAATTTGATATTCACCAACACCCGCCATTGTATTGATTGTAGCTACAGTTGTGCCGCTGGCTCCTCCATCTTTAATATCGATAATGCCAACTCCTGCACCATGAACATAATAAACGGATTTAATTCGAGATGATCCGCCTATAATAGCTCCTGAAGCACTTAGATGCTTCGATTTAATAGTTGTAAATCCCATAATTCTCTTATTCTATCTTAGTTGCGTAGGGGCGTCTACAACGCCCCCACACTATATATTAATTACACACCAGGTGATGCGAAAATTCCTCTAGGGTCGGACCAGCCGAAGCTGTATCTTTCTCTAGCTTTGAATCTCACGTTACCAGTGTCGAAATCTCCCTCGATTGCTGTCTTAATTGGAGCTCTAAGGAAATGTTTCAATCCATTAGGTGCATCCGTAATTAAGAAGAAAGCATCAGTGTCTGCTAGGTAGTGATTCACAAAGAAACCTTGTGGAACCATACCCATATTTAACATTGCATTGATGTCATTCTTAGCATAACCAGCACTAGTCGCAGTTGTAGATAAAGGTGATCTTAAAATTCTCTCAGCTGTAAATTGTAATTCTTTTGGAATTATCATTCTTACACCTTGAAGAGCGATTTTTAATCCTCTTTCGTCCACGAACCCTGCAATATCTATTAATGCTTGTTCAAGTGAAGTTTCCGCCAAATCTGCTGCAGTTGATAATTGGTTTCTGAATGTACCGCCAGTAGCTAACGGGTGAGAAACGTTACATAAAGAAACGCCGTCTCCTCCAGTTGGTCCACCAGTAAATGCATTGTTCAGAACATATGCCGCTTTAACTTGCTTAGTATGCGCCATAGATCTTGCTAATGCTCTAGTATATCTTGCTGCCAATCTGTCGTACAGATTATCTTCGATCGCCTCTTCAGTGATAGCAAAAGCGAGAGCAATAGTCTCGTTAGTGTATCTAGCTGTGTAGACTTCTTTAGCGTCATCGTAATTTACCATCGCACCTTTAGTTTTTACTGCTGCTGCACCAAATCCTGAAAGCATGACTTCTTCCTCAAACGCTCTGTCCGAAGTTTCTGTAGCAAATATCATTGCTGCTTCATTGTCGTATCTGTTGTATTCCAGGCCAAATAAAGCATTCAAACCTGGCTCTAGTTCTTTAACTAGTTGTGATCGTGATATAGCCATAAGTTATTCTCCTCTATTATAGACCTGTGCCACTTCTGTAGAAGTGGTTGTTGATTCTAACAAGGACATTTACGTTAGCTGCTCCTGCTTCTGAATTGTCAACGTTTTGTGTAATATCAATTGCTTGAATCACAAATGTTGAAGCTGTTCCTGAAGCAGAAAAGTTAAGCTGAACTTTAGATGTACCTGTGTTAGTATTACCCGTTACATTCGTTACTGAGAAATTTTTAAAAATATCTGCAGCCGCAAATGCTCCGTCCGAATCAATAGTAGAAACTAAATCCGGGTCATCAAGAACAGTAGCGATAATATCGCTCGCTGCAATTGAACCTGGATAATAGTTTTTCCATGTTGGTTTGGCGGTAGTAGGGTCGGTATAGAATACACCATTAAATACTCCGACTACAGCATTCGTAGTGCCTGCAGTATGTCGTTCAATTCCACCCGCAGCTACTGGGGTTACCAGGTCGCCTTGGAAAATTGCCGTTCCATAACTACTTGCAATACGATATCTGTTTTGGGCATTTATAAATGGTGATCCGTCAATTTTTCGAACTGGTCGTAGTCCGAATTTTTCTGACACGTTCGCCATAGTCTATCCTCCTTGGTTAAACAAATATCGATGTTGGACTTTTACCAAAAAATTAATTAGGTTTTCGTCCGCCACCAAAAGTTACCCGTGACTGTCTATCAATATTGATAGGCATTCCCGGTCGTTGTTCCTTCATAAGATCATTATCTACCGCAGTTATTTGATCAGCTGAAATTCTTCTAAAATATTCAACGCGCGATCTTGCGATCTCTTCAGGTATCCTTCCCAACACAAGGCCTCCAACCCCGACTAAACCAGCGTATTTTCCTTCAAGGATGTTAGGATATTCATTTTTACCAATTTCACTCTTCAGTGTATCAGCTCTAACAAATTCCCATCCTTCTCTTAGTTTTTTTGATACATTTCCTGTATCTTGAAAACCCATGCTCTCAACTCTTATCCATCGCTGGATAAAGCCTTTAGGCGCTGGTGGCGCATCGAGACTAGATGGTGGCGTCCAGGGTTGACTACGTTTATCTTTCGATCTTTCCTCTGACGCGCGTGAGGTCTTCAACTTATCGTTTGATGACTCTTTGGTCATGCTTCCTCCTTCACGTATTTAGCGTATTCTTCTAGTGGCACCCCTAATTTTTTAGCAATAGCCACCTGTGATTTGGTGAGTCTCACAGTTCTGCGTCCTTGTTGTTTTCTACCAGCTGAAGCCACCGTTTGGACGGGTTTTCGTGGCTCTGCCTTTTCTTCGGTAGAATCCGTATCAAATCGATCAGGAAAATAACTTTTCATCTGACGATTTATCTCAGTATAATACTCTTGACTGTCTACATCAATACCACGACTTGCAATGTCATCATGGATACTCCATGCGGCATTAGTCATGACTTTATCTTTACCAAACCATTCATTTTTACCAGCCCAATTTCTCGCTTTTTCACTGGGTTGGGGTAATTGATCAGGAATCTGATCTTTACCGGTTTGTCTTAATTTTTTATCCTCTTCTTCTTGCTTGGCTCGTTGTTCTTGTTCAGCGATTTTAAATCTCGCTTTTTCTTTTTCAACAGCTAATTGCGTCAGCTCATCGTTCGCTTCCATAATTTTGTCAGCGTCTTGAGATGTTATAGCGTCTTTTAATTTCCCTTTAACTTGTGCTCGCTGAGAATCCACTCTTGCATCAAATTCTTTGAGATACTGTTGGTCCGCAGTTTTGTATTGATCGAGTGAATGATCATATTTTTTTTGTAAACCTTTCGCAAAGTCTAGAGCTGCGTGTTCTCTTCTTTCAGCTTCTCTATAACGATGAGTAAGTTTAGCAATTCTTTTTTGAACATTCCCGGAGATCTTTGATAAATCATCGACCGGTTTTTTTTCTTCTTGTTGTTCTTCAACGGGTTCAGGTTCCGTTTCTTCTACAATCACTTTAGCCTTTTCTTCTTTTTTCTCTACGTGATCGGTATAACCTAAATCCACTTCTCCTTTGTTTAGATCGATGCTTTCTCTTTCATCTTTCTTAACTTCTTCTTGTTTGACTTGGACTGTTTGTTCTTTTTCTTTAACATCGTCCGTATCAAGATCAACTTCTTTAGTTTGTTGTGCTTCTTCTGCCATGGATTATCCTCCTAATATAAATGAAGAATATCTTCGGGCTTTTTAATGGTGGCTATTACTTCATCGTCGTTTAAAATACGGTGTTCGCCGTATTTAGTTTTAAATCGAGATCCAGCATAGCGTCCATAAATAATAAACTGACCTTCCTTACACCACGCCCCACTTGGAAACTTGTCTTTGTCTTTATAACAAAGATCTCCCATCATAATAACTAATCCTACTACGGTAGTCATTTCGATCATTTCCTGAGTCGTGTCGGATAAAAGAATTCCACCTTTGGTTTTCTTTTCTCCGGACCAAGGTCTAACCAACATACGATAACCTACAGGCTTTGGAAGGACTTCAATATATTTTTTAACTCCTTCGGGCTTTGTAGGAACAGGTTGTCTAGCATTGGGGGAAGAATTAGGAATATCTAATCCTTTAGGTTGTATCAGCGTCGCCATCAATATTCTCCTTTTGCAGGTTTTTAAAGTCCTGAAGCAATGCTTCATAAGCATTGAGTCGACCTCTAGAATACTGTAATTTCTCCAGTGTGTCTACACCCTGGCAAATGTGATCTTTGACAGCTTCAATTTCTTTTTGGATATGAACCTTTAATGTTTCAACAGTAAAAGGATCTAAATTTAAATCAGCCATGGAAAGTTCCCGTCCGGATATTTTTTATCCATATACTCCTTACCTTTTAAATACCATCGTTTTGCGTGTTCTAATTGTTCTTTTTTACCTCGTCCTAGTCTAAAATTCAAGGTATACTGTTTGGTACATTTAAAATTAGGATATTTACTAGCTAAATTGTCAAATAATACTTTATCCGTTCTTTGCTTTAATATTCGGGTTAGGTGCCACAGAGGAGCTAGCCATATGAGTTTATCTTTAGGACAAATGAAAGATTGACCATCCACAAAATAATAATCTTGTCCTGTTTGGTGTTTAACTTCATCACTATTCCATACTGGATGTAAACCAATAGATTCAAACGTATCTTTACAAATTAGTTTTTTTTCAGGATCCCAAATCCGTCTTAAACTAAAAACCCAATCCGCTTTGGTTTCTTCAAACGTTTTTAAAACTACTTCACAATGATTCGGTTCCAACCAGTCACCACTACCCAAGACTTGAAAATAATCATAATTAATTAAGTGAACAAAACCTGAAATTAAAGGTTCCGGTCTTCCGTGCGTCACCCGTTCTTGGATATGATAGTGAAGGGTATTTTTAGGTTTATAATACTCTAATACTTTTTTAACAATGGTATTACCTTCAGGAGTATCGGTAACAAGAGTGTGTTTAAAATTAGGCACCGTCTGATTTTGAACACTTTTAATAGTGTCTACTAAAAGCTCTTCTCCAAGCGTTGGAGTGAAAAAATTGATAACCGGTTCAGACATGGATAGATGTAGTAGAATTCATACTATCAATGGTTTTAACATTTTTATGATTTTTTGCAAGAGTTTTGAGCACGTCAAAAGTAACCGCAGCACTTTTCTCGTAGCGTCTACTTTCACAAATAATTATTTTTTTAAAAGACAGGGGGTGGATTTTGTCTAGTGTTAATTCACGTGTAAAAGCTTTAACCCCATTCATTTTATTTTCAATATCTGGAAAGTAATAATCTGAATCAATATTAGCAATCCAATGATATTCAGAAATAATTTTTTGATAAATTAAAGCATAGACCCAATTTGCTGGACCATACATTCCCTGCTTTTCTATCGTTAAATGATTATTCTCATAACCTAAATCATGATGATGGTCGATGTTATATAAGATATCGCCCTTTTGAATAAAGGGATAAGCTTGATGGTGTTCTTGAATAAAAATTAATTCGTCCGCTGTAGAATATTTATCTAAGGTAAGACGAATAAGTTGAAGAAATTTTTCATGTGTTTTGGCCCAATCACAATCGATGGTTAAAACATTCATTGAAGTATTTTATTTCTTGCCGCCGTTCCTGAAGATCTGAGTTCCCTTAATGCCAAAAACGCTGGCTACGACTAAAATCCACAAATTTGTAAACCATTTTGGCAGGTTCGAGAAATGCTCAAAGAAGATGTTTATCTTTTCCATAGCGCCCGGATCATTCGACCAAACCCCATATGCGAGCACAATTATTGGGAGCGTTAAAATGCAAAGGACGATTTCGTCCTTATAATCGTTTTGCCGGGCTTCTAAAAGTTTGCCCTGGTAAGATTCTTCACCGGAGGCCATCTTTTGTGCGTGCATCAATTGTGCATCCGACATTGCCATCTTTGTTCTTTGACGATTAGCGTATATCTTACTACCTGCTTGTAATGCGATTTTTGCTAATCCGAACCAAGCCATTATAATAATCCTCCGTCAACGTTTTTAATAGTAATAACACCACCATATCGTTTCATTGTTTTTATTTTATCATCTAGTGTTTTCATTATTGCTTGGTTCTCATTGATTGTTTTTTTTAAATACATTTCTCCCCTTTTTATGTTTTTTTTTAGCCCTTTACGTCCCATAACAGTAGTTTCTCCAGGCAAGTATCTATCTTTCCACCACTTGTTTAAATGTGCTTGATGCTCTTTAAGATTAGTAACTCCTATTTTATTACTCTGTTGAACCGTATCTCTAATTTTAATTAATTTTTGTTTTTTAGTAAATTTAATATTTTTATTTAATTTATTTTTAAGGGCTTTAAATGCTTTTTTGGTAGCAAAACGAACGGGTTTAGTTAATAAAAGTCGCGCTAACATTATAATAAATCTCTATCTACGTTTTTACCAATGATGAAGCCACCGGTACTATGAAGTTTTAGCTTCTTCTGACTTT